AACACAACTTCATCGAATGCTGTACCTGCTGTATTTGCCTGTGGTATAATTACAGAATGTGGTGACATAAATTAAAATGAGGTAAAATTGGTTATTGGTTGACGTTTCCATTTAGCTCCGGTATAGATATAATGAAAATTTCCATCATACGCCATCCAGCCTTCCTTACCATAATCATTTTCATTTGTTGGAGGAACATGCCATATATCATCATTAGAAGCAATACTTGCATTAACGATATTGATATATACATTTCGTATTTTTTCAAGAGTTACTGTATCCAATATATTAGAATCAAATGATATTTTGTTTTTCTTTAGATCAGCAGTTTCTTCATCCAATTGAATAAATCCATCATTAAGAGATGCTTTAACTTCTTTATCGGGTGTAACTTTATTATCTAAGTTAGTACCAAGATGTTCACTTACCACCACTTTTCTTGGACTTAATATTTTTTGGTGGGTTAATTTCTTATCTTCAAAACTATCCGGAAGTAAATATGCCATAACCGTTAAACTAAATTCCGTACGAACCATTCTATCCTTACCGCTTACAACTTCTACATTATTTGAATAGTCTCCGACATAAACACGAAATCTATATCTTTTCTTGTCTCCCCAATAATCTTCCGTGGAGAAATTAATTTTTTCAATTACTAAATTCATTTGTTCTATTAACTCTGTCCATATCATTAATTTGTATGTAAGTCTTATATGATCGGGTAATGTGATCATATGAATGGCATGAACAGGTGTGACACTATCATTTAAAATACTGAATTTATCGTATTTATTCTTTTCTGAATATTTTGTCATTACTGGATAAGTTAGATGTCTATTTAAAGTCATTAAATTTTCATTTTTTTCAAACCCCTCTCTTTTGATCATTATAGCAGGTAATTGAAGTTTTCCATTAAAATCTCTAATAATTCCATCGGCCTGTGCAGATTTCCATCGTTCCGGGGAAGCATATATAATTGGAACTTTAACTCGGGTATTTCCTTCTGTAATAACATGAGGACTTATTTCATTATTAAGATGGTTTAATATCGTTGTATCAATATCTAGTAAATTAATACCAACATTTTTTACGGTATCTTTATCACGACGACCATTAAACGCACGATTTGTACCAACAGTTGCATCAGATAATGTATTAGATTTCTGAATATTGTTCGGTGGAGTATTAGTTATATTTCCGGTCCATGCCATAATATATAAATATGACTTGGGCTTATTATAACGTAATTAATTGTGGTATTGTATGGATAAACGAATATTAGATCATTCGATTTACCACATTTATATTAGATAATTTGGTATAATGTGTTTTTATAAGAAAACTGAAATTCTTACTTTCTTGACCACCCAAAAGTTGTTTATCACTTAAAATGTTATCAATTTCATAAAATCGTTCATTAAATTTTATAATATCTCCCATTTCCGGATAATATATAGAATCCTTTAAATCCTCTTGTGTAAATCTAAATTCTAATTCCTGGTTTCTATCTATACCAAATCCTTCATCTTCCGTATCTAAATCTGATCTCTCCATCCAACAATTTAACCCTATTGGAGAATAATAACTTTTACCTTCCGAGGCTTTTGCTTCTCCATATATGTTAGTATTTGTTTGACCCGCTGCAATTTTAAACAAGTATACTAATGTCTCTACAATATTATTCTTCAATTCATTATTCAAAGAACTAATAAGATTTTGATCTCGAATGCTGAAATATCTACCGGATGTATCTGCCATATATTATAATAGTTAAGCTATATAAATCATCATTGGAATAGATCGCAAAGTATCTCGCATTTTTTCCGCTTCATTTGACTTGGATTCTATCATTTTTTCTCGCCCGGTAACATCCAAATTTTCTCTCAATTGTGTCATCAATACTTCTTTTTCCGCAGTAGCTTCACTTCTCAATTCGTTTCCATCAAGTGTAACTTCCCCGCCGGGTATTGGTGTTGTAGAATATTTACTCAAAATTCTTCCCAATGTTTCCTTACACAATGCTAAGAAATATTTTTTTATCCACTGTCTACCAACCGCATTTAACTTATTATATCTAACTTCTTGATAAGGAATATTGCTGTAATCACTAACAATATCATAATTACTACCACTCGTAAATGCTTCGGCTGGTGCAAATAAATCTTTTTCTACAACATACTCAACATAAATTGTATGATTATAAGTTGGTATTGGAAATATTTTTAATTTGTTATTTGTTATTTCAAAACTATATCCACTTTTTCTAACCATATCATTAAACTCAATTGCTTGCCCCCTTAATAAATCTTCAAAAATAGGCGTCATTAAAAATTGCGTGGCCGGTGAATATCCCGCAAATCCCATCTCATTCAAAACATTACCATAACTCATCCCCGTCATACTAAATGGATCATATATACGAGCAAATGCCGGTGGTGGCCCATGAAATACTCTTCTAATATCAAGCCTATTACCACTCTCCGATACATTCGCAATTAATACTTGTAAATCATATGTCTGTTGACTTGCAGATAGTTGAAGAGGTGCTTTTTTAACATCTACATTACCACCAATTCCAATATAACTTCCATAATCTTTTGCAATATTTATGAAAAATGCAAGACCCGAACTATTAACATGTAATCCCGAAATACTCTGAGATACATTCATTCCCTGTAAATTTAATAAGTTATTCCGTATGTTAAATTGATTCACTTGCGCCCCATACTCATTTACCGCTTCTTCAAAACATGAATAAAAATTAATATCTATCATTTCAATCTCAACAATAGGATACCCCAACCTCGTCGCCGCCCACTTTGCAGATGTAAGACAATCATACTCAAATGATCCTATAGATGGTATAGACCCCGTTCCACTAGCTGTCGGCATTCCCGGCTCATTCAAATAATACCCATATGATATGCTGGCAGTCGTCACAGCACTCCCACTACCCGGCCATCGTATCGCTTGATTATTAAATTCTGCCATATACTATAAATATCAAAAACAATAGTATTCAATTACACAATTCCGGATTTTATTACACTACTCATTTGATTTTTATGGTAAGATGTTATTTTATTTCAAAATCAATGAAATAAACGAAAAACCCGCAATTTCTTGCGGGTTTCGTGAATTAACTACTATGTTTTAGCTTAGACTTGGTTCAAGTCTGCAACATATATTTTCCCATAAAACTCGGGTCTGACTACCTTTTTAGCATAACGAGTTAATACTCCACGACGTGGCGTGAAGTTAACTGGGTCATACACTAGAGGAGTTTGAACCAAAGGAATATATGGTGCGTAAACTGCGCCGGTTTCAAGGAAGTTATTTCCACGGAAACCAGTAAGGATTACGTTTTCGACCATGTATGGATTCTTGTAAACTTGGAAGCGACTTGCGAAGCTACCAACTCGACTTACACCCATTGCGAATTTAGCACTGTCACCATCAGTATTAACAACATAACCTGGGATTGACTCCAAGATAGTTGCAACATCAGGGGAACACACTAAGAAGTTCGCACCACCACGGAGAGTCAATTGGTGAATCTTGTTAGATACCTTTTGAATCTTGTTTCCGAGGGTTTGGAACCAAGTGCTCTTAACATATGCAGTCTTGTTAGTAGCATCTACAGTTCGTGTGAATGCAGGGGCATTTGCGGTACTTCCGGCAGTCTTAGTAATTTCCGTTCCGATAGTTGCCGACCAAATTTCCGTCGTAGCATAAGGAGCTGCGCTAATTAACATGTCAAGGATTTCAAGGTCGATTTCCATTGATACATATTCACTGAGCAATGCGGTCAATTCTGCTTCGGCGTCAATACTGTGATAAGCATTTAAGTCTTGAGCTAATTCAGGGGTCCAAACAGCCTTCAATTTACGAGTCTTAGCAACAATAGGTTCGCTTTGTAGCAACAAGTTAACTTCTGGAATACCGATAGAAGTTGCTGGATCTACACCACCACCATTAGATACGGTATCTTCGAAGTCACCACGGGTTTGTGCATCGGGTTGCTTGGTATAGAACACGATCATATCTTTTGCACCACCAATACCAGTTGCCAATGTTGGAGAACCTGAGAATACCAATACTGCTTGATAGTATGGAGAAGCCAAACTACCAGTATTGACTACACGGGCAAATTGTCCAAAGGTGTCTTGAATTCCACTACCACTAACAAGCCATCCTCTTACAGCAGTCATATCACTATTAACAATACCTATTGCGCCCTGTGCAGATGCTCCATTATCTTTAAGACCGAATTTGACTGTGTATAATCCAAGATCCAATACTGCGCTTGCGCTTGTATAGGTTGAATCATATTGCAAATCAGCAACAGATGAAGATCCATAATATGCATCAGTTGTTGAACCGGTAACAACTGTTGTAAGTTTAAGGGATGATGTTTGACGTACAGAATAATATCCTGTACCTGCACCATAAAGACCGTTAACTGCGTCATCCGTTGATCCAAGCTTGATGTTATTTCCACCAAACAATGATTCTACGTTTGCAGTTCTACCATTAGTCGATGTTCCATACTTGAAGTCCAAGTAGAAAATAAGACCGGATGGAAGATTCATAGGTTGAACACTTACGAATTCCTTTGCGGCGATTTCGGCAAATACACGACGAACAAGTGGGAGAGCTACCCCAGCCCATTGTTCACTGTTTGCAGAAGTTCCTGTTGAGGTTGATTCACCCAACAATTGTTGAGCTTGATTTTCTAACAAGATAGACATGTTAGCTTGGTCGATTGATTTAAGACCTTCGAGCAATCCGGTCTTCTCCCACTTTCCACGTAGTTGACGGGTTTCTTCCATCAATCGAGTTTGCGGGTTTTTGTTGTTTGTCAATAATGACTTGATATCATTCATATTTAATTTTCCTTATAGTTTAATTTTCTCACCATTAGATTTTAGCTACTTTGATTCCGGCGAGAGTTTGGAATCTTATTGCTTGTGCGTTAGTATTTTCAACAATTACGCTAGGAGCGGGTTTTGTTGAAGCTACTGGTTTACTTGCCAATCCTTCGGTAATAGTTTTTACAACAGTATTAGTTTTCTTGACTGTTGATTTACCAAAATTAAACGATTCGGCTAAACTTGTGTATGCGATCTTAACTTCCCTTACGGTTTGTGTAAGATCGAAAGTCTCTACAATTTTCATTTTTTGTTCATTGGTTAATCCATAATTCTTGAATAGCTTATTAGTATACAACAATTTTGCATTTAACAAATTAACTTCATTGAGTTGTTTTCGATAATGATCTACGGCAGCAACCGCGTCATTACGTTCCGCTACTAATGCATCATATGATTCCTTAGTAACTTCTTTCTCATCTTCCTCTTCTTCCTTTTCATCTGCTTTTTTATCCGCTTTTTCTTCTTTATCATCAGCAGTTTCATTTAAAGATGCAAGGAGTTCATTTAAATCAATATCGTCATCCGTTACTGGCGGAACAGCTTGGTCTGTTGGTGCCGCAGGAGCAACTGGCGCAACTACATCGGTGGCAGGAGCGACTGGTGCTGCTACATCTCCGACTGGTGCTGCTGGCGCAACTACATCGGTGGCAGGAGCGACTGGTGCTGCTACATCTCCGACTGGTGCTGCTGGCGCAACTACTGTGGCTGGATCTCCAACGGGAACAACGGGTGCTGCATCAACTGGTGGAACACCTTCTTCTCCGTCTAAATCACCACTTAATTCTGCTAAAATTTCTTCTAATTCTTCATTAGTCACAGTCTCTTCATTTTGGATTGCATCAGTATTTTCTAATGCGGGATGTGCAGATGGATCAGTTGGATTTGTTGGAATAGAATCCAATCCAGCTTCCTCTTTCAATTTTTGACTTAACATTGCTTCTGCTCGGGGCATAAATGCTTCTTCTAATGCTGCTTTTGCATTGGCGAGGGCGGTTGCTCTTACAGCCTTTGCATCGGCGATTGCTTGTTCTAGTAATTTAGACATATTTATAATTCCTTAAATTTCGTGAAGTTATTTGAACTCCAATAATAGTATTTTATTGGGACAATATAGAAAATATTGTATTCTGAATTATAAATATGATTATAAAAATTGAAAAGTATAAAAAAGTGAATATTTTTATATGCAACATATTACCACACATCGAATTGTATTACTTTTACTGCATCATTTACTATTTATTAACATGCCATCTATAGCACCAAAAACAATTAAATCTCAATCATATAATACAAAAATTGAATATTTAAAAAATAGAATTAAGAACTTAATTAAAGAAGTAGTTAATGAAGCATCTACAAATGCCATAATGTTATCTAAAGTTGAAAATGATACACTGGACAATGTATTAACAAAAAATGTGGGTATACCATTTGACACCAAAGAAGTACAAGAAATCTTATTTAAACAGGCAGAGCTTGGAGTCAAAGCATTAACTCAAAGAAGTGGAACAGAAATTAAATTTTCCATGAGTGATATGTTTGGAAATAATAAAATAAATGTATTAAAAAAGTTGAAGAATATGAGTGATCCGAATACATTAGTATATGCCAATTTTTTTTCTGCCGGTAAAAATGATGAAGAAGTTCAACCTTCTCCGACAGCAGAACCCGGTAAATCTGAAAAGGTTCCGACACTACAACCTACAGAAACTAAAGTATATATAAAATTATCACAACCATTTGAAGACAAAAATACAGATAAATTAGATATTCTTGGAGATTTCATAAAACAATTAGAACTTAAATAATATGATTAAATTACACAGTTTTACAAATCCAAAAAATAAGAATAATTTAGATGAATTTGATGTAACAGATTTTGATACACCTAAAGGATGGCACTGGAAAGATATTGATCATTTAATTGATATGGGATTTGAAATAGAAGGGGAGTCTCGTTTAAAGCTTACCGATAAAAAAGATTTTGATGCAACTTTAAATGTGGAAATATACAAAAAGAAATCTACGGGAAAATATGTTATGATATTAAATGGACGAACTCATTTCTTTCACAGTTTTGTAGATTTACTTAACTTCATTGACAATAAAAAAATCGATTAATTACTTATTTAATTTCGTAATAATTTTCCAAGATTTTTCCAATTCTTACATATGAGGCTTTTAATCGTTCATTGGCTGTCCATGCTTCCATTGCAATTTTTCTAATTTCACCGGCTTCTTTTTTTACATCTTTCATGTCTTTATGAACAGTTCCGACTTGAAGCATATCTTAGTTAAATCCTTCCAATGCATATTTTTCTGCTAATTCTGTAATTTTCAATAATGATTCGGCAATTTGTCGTACATCACCATATTCATAGAGTTTTTTTCCTACTCCATTATATTGGCCTACCATTGACAATAACTCTTTTTTTTGATCTGGTGACATTTTTTCCGGAGCAGTACTGGTTGTAAGTGTCCCAAATCCTCCTATACCGGATTCTTCTATAATTTGTTTTAGGCTGTTCATATCTTAATATAAATATACTGTTAGAAAAAATTTAACTCAAATTGTTTAATATATCTCTGATTATGGTCTCGGTTTTTTCCCATTTATTAGTTACTGGATTTCTCATTATTCCTTCTCTTAATGCACCTTGACCGTCCGGGAATAAAAATGCGCCTTGTGTACTTGGATTAGAAACGAAATCAAATGCTATTAGTTCAAAATCATCTTGGACTTCATCGGCACTTTCTCTTACATTTTTCTTTACGCTTCCCAATCCTCGTGAACTAATTCCTAATTTAATACCGGCCTTAAATAATTCTCTTAAAATGTTTCCACTTGGAGTAGTTAATACTTCTACTGTACCAATCAAATCATCACCCATCCAATTCATATTAATTATATTATGGCTTACATTTTGTAGATTTACCACTTGACTTTCCGGGTGATCTAATTCTCCTAATGCTCGACGTTCTTTAATAAAATGTTCTTGATATTTAACCGCTTCTCTTTCAAGAACGTCTTTTGGATAAATTCTACCATTTTGATTTTTAGCATTTGCCCGTTGTAATACTCCTTTAACTGTAAATGGACCACCCTTATTTGAACTCTCGTTGATTGAATCTTTGGAAGGTTCAAATGATATGCAATCTATTATTAATTCTCGTATTCCCATATTTAAATTCCTTGTGTTGCTGTATTTGGTACTTTATCAACTGGAGCTACAGGAACGGGTGGAGCTTGCGTTACTGGCTTTTTAGTTTTTTCCGCACTAACTTCTGCTGCCCCCACTATTTTAATTTTCATCATTGTATTTAAAAAGTATTCTTTATCCTTTTCGTCTTTAAATATAACTGCATATTTATCATAATAATAATCCACACTAACACCCGATACATTAATAGTATAATCTTTCAGAGGTTGTCCCGGTTGCCCTTTGGATGCTCGAATAATTACTTTTTTACCATTTACTTTCTGTAATAATTTATTTTGAAAATTAGTTTTTGCCGCTTCCGTAGCTTGTGCTAACTTAGATTCAAATTCATTAAAATCAAATCCCGGACTATATTCTGCCGAGGATGGTTGTCCAGAAGCAGGTGGGGCCACGGGAGGTTGTTGTGCAGGAACAGCTCCGGGTTGTTCTTCGGCAGGCTGTCCTTCAACTTCCATTAATGATTTCAATCTAATCATATTATTATTTAACTCCTTGAATTTTAGCTAAATGTCCCAATTTTTTATAAAGTTTTACGCCTTCTTTATCTCCCTTTTGACCCGCAGCCTTTTCTCTCTTAGTTATTACTGCTTTATATGTAATATCAATTTTATTTGGAGCGGGAACAGGTTTTGGCTGTGGTTTTGCCTTATTTTCATCTTTTTTCTTTTCATCAAGTGTTCCGGAATCAGTATTTCCTACTTGTGTAAATCCTGGTAATCCAGCCGTAACATTTTTTGCTTTACCAAATGCAAACGGAGTGCTATATCCAACGGCTGCTCCCGATGTAGAAATTTCTTCCAAGGATGCTTTAATTAATTCCTTAATCATTTCTTTCAATTTCCCAAGAAGCAAATCCTTATTATCTGTTTGTTCTATGTCATTAGTCATACAATTTGTCCTTTTATTTCTTTAATTAGTTCATATCCCAATAAAATTGCCATAATATGACTATCTTTTACGGATTTTAATTTTACATTTTCCAATTGTTTTACAGTTTCATTTACTTTTATCAAAACCACATTATTATCGATTTTACTCTTAAATTCTATTAAAGTCTGTCGTATTGATGCAAATTCTTTTTCAACAATTTTACTTAAATTATTAGTATTTGAAATGTTATTTATATATTCCCTTAAAATATTTTTCTGATTATCGTCCAATGTTTTGTATTTCTCATTTAATGAATCCACTAATAATTTATAGCTTAATAGACGAATTTCCTCATTTTGTTGTTTATAAAATGTAATAAGTTCATCTTCATTTTGTTTGGAATCTACTTTACTTTCACACAAATATTGAGAAATAGAGTTTCTAGATTGAACAATTTCTGTTATATCAAATTTATTTTTGGTATTAGCTACATCTTCAAATAATTTACAAATTGATGCATTTACCTTGTAATTCTTTATTGATGACTTTAAAAAATCTTCAATAGGATACGTGTTTTTTATTTCCTTTATTAGATTATATCGTTCTTCTATTAATGCTTTATTATTCAATTTACCCCGTTTATTTAATACAATATCAATGTATTTTTCCGCTTGAATTTCACTTTTTGCTTTTTCGTTTAGCAAAAAGTGATATAATTGCCATTCCTTACCCAGTTCTTTATTCTCAGAAAAGTATTTAAATAATATATTCTTGGCCGGTGACTCTTCCTTGTTAGAAAGAATATCCGAAGTTATCTGCCGGGTCAATAATTCAAACAGAATACCCGTATTTCTAAATTTGGAATGCTTAGGTTTGCTCATATTTCATTTAATAAATATACATAATATCTTTCGAAATATAATATTTCGCACATTTTTATTCATATTTACGTGGTTATGTTAGTTTCATCCATATATGATGTTATTTTGTCATTATTAGTATCTTCAACCAATAATGATTTTTTATCATCTTCTAAAGTTGTTAGCCATTTTTGCAATCCTTCAAGATTCAAAGCACTATCATTTTTGTATTTATGTCGTATTGGATCTGTAGAATTTCTATTACTAAATGATAATTTGCCTATTTTATCCTCCCCAAATGGATAATCCGACGCTTTTTTCTTTCCTGCCTGAGACGGTCTTACATACGGAGTTTTAATTTTTTCAGCAATCGGTCCACCTTTTTCTTTTGGCTCGGCTGGATTTGAATCGGGTGCTTCTGGAGTTTCTGGTTCCGGTTCCATATCCAATCCCGGTGC